GGGACTATAACCGGAGGCTGGCGGATGGCACTGTGGACCAGAACACCAGGAAGAGTCCGAGTGCTTTGGCAGGACTTCTCCTGCAAGCCTTGGGTGAGGGAGGTTTTGATACCAGTCGAATGCCTGATGGAGTTTATCCCCGAGCCCTCTGGAGAAACGCCTCCGCCGACCTCGAACTCCAGCGACTGTGTGAGTACCTGGCCTGCGAGGTCGTCCTCAACCCCCTCACCAACCTCGTAGAAATCTGGCCCCTCGGGACCGGCAGTTCTACCGCCAGCAGCAACGAGCTGATCCAGAAGGTACGCCACGCCCCCAGGGCTTACGTCCCATCCCAGATTCTGGCCGTGGGCGGGGAGTCGGTCTATCAAAGCCGGCTCAAGCTCCAGTGCGTCCTGCGGCAGTACAGCAGCACCCAGCAGTACCTAATGGCCGACTGGCCGGATAAGCCCACCGACTGGACCGTAGAATCCCCCTGGTCCTTCCCGTCCCAGACCGACACGAATAAAAAGACGATCGAGTTCGAGGCCGCCTACCGGGAGTTCCGGGTGACTGGCCAGCAGGACGGCTCCCTGGCCGTGCCCAACTGCCCGGCCGCGGTGGCCGCAGTCGATCAGTACCTCCTCAATGACTACCTCTTGGAGACGGAGCTGGACCGGGATGGCTATCGACGCAATCTGCCCTGCTATCTTGACGGTGACTATTACGCCTACACCGACCTACCAAATAACGTATCGTCAGCCCGCTACACAGGAGAGTTCCTGCTTCTCCCAGACCGAAGACTGGTTAAGCTCCCATATCCGCTTTTTAAGCTTTCTAGCAGCGGTGCCTACGCGGAACCCGCCCTCTACCTCACGACCTCTTACCGCGTCCGAGATATTGGAGGCTCCCTCATCCGCCTCACTCGCTCGGGAGCCGTGGGGGGTGCAGGTGGCACTCTCGTACTGAGGCGGCCGGAAGTCTTTGCGATCTATTCCACGAGCACTGCACCTGGCGCTCAGACCAACACCGAAGCCCAGGCCAACACGGAACTGGACGCCTATGTGGCTATGTTCCAGCAGCAGTACGCCAACCCCTATGCCTCGGAGATCATCTATCCGGGGCTCCTGGCTGGCACCTTGGACGGCAACATCGCCCAGGTCTCCTGGCGGTGGTTCTTGAACGGGCAGGGACATGGGGCTACTACCACGGTCTGTGAGGGAGAGGAGCTGGATGCCTCAGCCGTGGATCGGCGAGAACGCCGCCGCCGGCTGCTCTTGCAGCGATTGGAGGAACAGGCGTGACGCTCGACTCCCGCTGGAACCCCCTGCGAGGCCGCTGGCCGATCCGGGTCAAGAACGGAGCTGGGGCCACCATCCCGCCCTTCAGCCTGGTCCTGACCAGCTCCGCAACGGCTACCGACAATGAGATCGTGGTCACGGTTGTCAAGCCCAACGCTGCTGCGGCCGACTTCAACTTCTGCGGCTATTTAGTGACCGGGCCATTCGCCATCGGCTCGGGGAGCAGCAATGAAGGCCTGGCCTCTAACCTCTCCGAGCCCAACTACCTGAGCCTGGACTTCGCCGGCGCGACAGGCAACATCTGCGGCCCGAAACACGGGCAGTTCACCGCCTCCCGGCACTACTACGGCTACCGAGTGGAAGGCGGAGCCACGACCGTCAATGGCGTAAATGTGGCCATCTGTAAGAACATCGGTGTCAGCACGGTCATGGGACAGGCTTCGGCCAGCATCGGCCTGACCGCCGTGGGCACCGTGAATGTGTTTGTGGGCCTGACTGCCGGGGCCGACTCCGGCATGAAGATCACCAACGCCTATACCCCACTGGCCTCGGTGACGAGCGGCGGGCGGGTCATGGTGGCCTGGAATGGCGAGCAGCCGCACATCATTGTGCCAGGTGCTGGCGGCGGTGCGTCGATTACAACCACGACTGCGACCTTCATCAACAGCATCCAGGTCAGCGGCACCCAGATTCAGGTCAATCAGTTCACGGCGGTGGTGCTCAGCGTGGGCACCCCGGCCTGGAGCAACGCCATTACGATGACCACCTGCTAATGCCGATCTACCTAACCCCCAGCGGAAAAATCCTGACTGTCAGTGGCAAGCCCTCGCTGGCCTCTGGCTGCTGCTGCGCCATCACCGACTCCAGCTGCCCCAACCCCGATAAAAGCTGTGTCAATGAGGTAGTGGCCAAGCACCTCCAGGTCACGGTCAGCGGCACCTCCTATGACGGCTCGTGCAGCAATTGCTCAACTCTAAACGGGACGTACGTGATCCCCTATTCCAACGCCATCAACGACAGCTCCCGTTACAACTTCTACAACGATGCCACTAACGCCGGGTTCTGCGACACCAACAACTGGGCGGCCGTCTGCGAGTATCGCTGGGACGGCTCTTCAACTACAGCTTCCTTGTTCTGCTCTAACTGCGGAGGAAGCTTAACTCGGACTGTTCAGATTTCTTTTGACATCTACGCGGCCAGGCTATCTAGCGGTAACTACGCCATCTTCGCCGACTTGTCGTGGGGCGCTGCCGGCACTACTTGCGTCAATGGTGATTCCGAGTTCATCACCTCGCAAGGATCGGCATACAACTGCGATTCTCTGAACACCACGATCTCCCTGACCTGCTACAACTCCAACGTAACGACAGCCAACTCCTCATGTCGCATGACAGCCGGTTCGATCACCATCGTGGCCCTGTAGAGCTACAGGACTGGTTCTGCCCGGCTTGTGGATTTAAGGCCAGGATGGCCAAGTCCATGTTCCCGTTTAATTGCATCTGCGGGAATAAGTACGACGCCAACTCCAAGCCTATAAAGCAACCCCAAACCCAGGCCTGGCGGCTAGGGTACTGGCTAGAGCAGCTACTTGGGGTCTTCGGGATCACCAGAGATCGGTACGTCCGGGTCAAGGTTTTCCTCGGCCTCCAGCCCAAGTGCGGATGCAAAGACCGCCAGCAATTCCTCGACAAACTGGGGGTCCGGCTTTCTGTCCAATGGCTGAAGGTTGTCGAGCGCGTCCAGGCGCTCTTCAATCGCACAGAGAAACATTAGGCACCCCCTACCAGGACGCCCTGCGCCCCGTACTTCCGCTCCTGCTGCATCCGCTCCATGACCTCCTGCCGGTAGATCGGCACTTCGGTCGGGGCCTGGATGGCCAACTGGACCTGACTGCCAGACTTGATGGCGTTGACGACCACTACGATCGGACCATCGCTGGTGTTGAGTTGGACTTTGTGGCCGACCTTCACGGAAAGGCAAAGCATTTGGCATCTCCCTATTGACAGACAGTGACGAATGGCTCTGGTACAATGCACAATCTGGACCGCAGTGTACAAGATTTGGTTCGCCCCTTCTTCCTGGGAGGGTGCGGTGGTTGGTTGGAAGTAGTTCCGCTGGACATCTGTGGCGGCAGCACTTCTGCCACAATGGGCGGAAACTGGCCACGGTTGTGAAGATTTGACACAAGGAGGCAAGGATGCCTGGAGTTCCACTGAAGGATTCGATGCGGGCGTACGGCGTGAAGCCGGGCACCATTAACTACAATGCCCCGCCTCCGTTTGGTCCGCAGGGAGCGCCGGCTGACTTTTACAACGTCACTCGCCCAGGAGGCCAGATTCCTGGCGCTAAGCCGACAGCCACTCCTCTGTCTCCACGCCCCGCTCCGATTTCAGGACCTGCACAGACTCCGCTGGCACCAAGCACTCCAACCGCTCCCGATCTTTACCGACAGGGGCTTGTGCATTCCCAGCAGTACGACTACGGCGACGACAGTTACCAGGGAGGGTTGATGACCAACTTCGGGGCTGGCATCAACAACATGGACCGCAAATACATGCCTGGAGTGACAGTGGGCGGACAGTTCGGCAAATACAATCCGGCCCCTGGGATCGCGCCTCAGGCGAACGGCGACATCTACTCTCCAGCCATGCGAGACATGGTGAATCGCGGCCTGAATAACGCCCGCTTCGGCAATGCCCGCGAGTCCACGCTTTACGACATCAGCCATCCCGGAAATGGCTATCGGCCTCCCGTAGAGCCGCGGGGAGGTTCGGTGACACAGGTGTATCCACGCCCCAATGCCACGCCATTCACCCCGCCTGATCCAGCCGAGTTCGCTAAACGGCAGGGCCTGGAGTTCAATCCGCAGACGGGTGTCCTGGCCGGCAACAGCCAGGCGGCTGGCATGAACGATCGGCAGTTGGGGAACCTGCGGGCGGGAGTCAACCCGTTCGATCCTAATCGCCCTTCTTCGAGCCAGCTGGCGATCAATCTCCAGAACACCAAAGACGCTCGGGCGGCGGCTGCCAAGGAGAGGGCTGGATTGCCAACTGCCGCTCAGCAGAGAATGGCCATGAGGCAGACGGAGTTTCAGAATCAGCTGGCGGCGGCTGCCCCCGAGCAGTATCAGAACAGACTAGCCCTGGAGGCCCAGCAACAGGGAATTCGTGCCCGCAACCAGGATACGCTGGCCAGCAACGAGAGAGTGGCTGACATCAATGCTCGGGCGAAGAATGGCCTGGAGCCGAACGCTCCAACCACGGCTACTGCTGCCGCTAAGCCACCGATCAATTCCCTGGCAGGCACTAAGCTCAAGCTAGAGGATCACAACGAACTTCAGGGGATGTGGGCCTCGAACCACAGCACCTCGGAGGTTGTGAACTGGCTACACGGTCACGGAATTACCGATAAGACAACGGTGTTGCGAGTGATCGGGGAGTTGACTGGCAGTGACCCTGGAAAGGCTGTGCCGGGATCTGTGGCTGTCGGTGGCGCACATCCTGGTCAGTTTAGTCAGCCAGCTGCCTCGCTGGGAGAATTTGTGCCTGGCCCCATTCAGACACCGGCTGACGCCAATCCAAATCCACTGGCTCCTGCCAAGCCCAGCGACAGCGTTCAAGAGAAGCGCCGCCGATTGCCGGGAGGGCTACGACGCGACACGAGCCCATTCAATAAATTCGGCTAGGAACTGGAGCACATCCGGCCAGTAGCCGGAGATCGTTATCCAGGCTGCCACAACTAAGAGCATGATGATCGGTCCGGCTAGGACGTGCTGCCAGCTGGCGTCTGGGAACTCAACCTCAGGCACCAGCTCCGCCTGGATGACTTCCTCCGGGCTCTGATAGGGATTCATGGATGACATCCTTTAGTTCCTTGGAGGGTGTGAGGTCGTGGACGATGGACCAGTCCGCGTAGAGGGACTCATCCCGGAAGCCGTGGTGGATATAGCTCCTACCGCCGACCACGAAGACGTTGCCGCACTTGCATTCACGGAAATCGTGGCGGCTCTTGCTCTCCACCACCTCCCCGCACTTCAGGCACTTGGCCTGGTTCTTGACGATCTTTTGCACGCTCTAACTCCTTGACTTGGAAGAGGTGGTAGCAGGTTCCGGTGCATTGGAAACCCCGGCAACTGCAATGCCAGTCCTCTGTATCGACCGAATACCAATCACCTGAAAAGGTGGCCGATTCCACTAGGTAGTGTTGCCGTCCAATGGCGATGATGTTCACCGGAAGTATTCCTGAATCTGCTGGTCCCAGGGCTTGTTCAGCTCTTCGATCTTGTCGGCTATGTCCCGGAGAACGTGCCCAGACCAGGACCCGCCTCCGGGCTCCGGCCCAAACACGAAGTACCCGTCGATCTCCCGGTACAAGATGCCCAGCCGGACGCCGTTCTCATAGAACACGTCATAACCACCATCGGGCATGGACTCTAATCGGATCATGTTCACCGACTATCTTCCTGTGAGGGTATGTATGATCTCAGCTCTTCGAGGATTTTAAGCTCCCCTCCATAAACAGATGCTGGATCGCGCCCATCATCGGCGATAATGACATCCATTAAAGCACTCTCCAGAAGACCATCCATCACCGAGATGGCATCCCTCAGTAGCTCAATCGGGACCTTGGTTTTAACGGCGTAATTACGCCGCAGCTTCTTTCTCGTCTTTCCTTTGAGGGTGAGGAAGGTTTGGGCATCGGCCTCACTGATCTCCCGGCCGATGCTGCGTTCTTTCCAGCCGGCCCTTGGGGGCCAGGAGACGCCTAGTAGCTTGAGCTGGGCGCGGTTCCAGCCGCCGCCACCGGACATTCCAGCTAGTATTAGTTCTTCTGATACAACCATTGCCATTAACTCCTGTCAGACCAATGACTTAACCATCCTCTCAACCATTCCTACCCTCCCAGGAAAAGAGAGTAGTAGGTAAGTAGGTTGACCTCCATACGTACCTTGACCAAAGAGGGGAGCAGGTTCCCCTCACTCACTTCCTATGTCGGATTGCCAGCCTGGCAGGGTTCCCTGCTCAGCCGCCATGCCTAGATGCGTACCGCGTCGTGGTTGCCCACTATCGGCCCTCGGCTCCCACGCATCACTCTCGGCTCATGGTCGGAGGTTCTTTGGCCCGTCGGGAACCGGCAAGCCTTCTCGCCGTCTCAGATGTTCCCTGATTGCGCCTGCTGTAGCGGCCGGAGTCCTATCCCCGGCCTACAACCCCTAGCGGTCCTTCGCTGCTCAGTGCGTTAAAAGGTTTGGGTCCGCGACACCTCGGTCGGTCCACGAAAAAACCCCAATAGCTTTTCAAGGGCTATTGGGGCTGATCGCGTGTCGATCCTTGTGCGAGGAATAGACACCATGAGCGATGCTCGAATTGTAGCTGAGATGCGTCATGATTATCTATGCCTCGCACGGGGGACAGTCTAACAAATCTTTCTCAGAAAAGCCATCGGACAGCTTCAAGAAGTTGTGCTAGTCTGAACAGCGTCGTTCTCAGGGAAGGGGGCGGCCAATGGATTGGGAGGCAGTCGAATCCAATCCCGATCCCAGCTACTGGGATTTTGGCGAGCCCGAAGATTTCTGCACCGACATCTGGGTAAACGACTGAGAGGCATGGATGCCCGCTCCTCCCGACCCGCGCCGGTCTGAGGCGTTTGATCTCTTCGAGCAGAGCGTCAATGTGTCGGAGGTAGCCAGACGATTTGGCATCCCCCGCTCCACGGCCCAGAGCTGGCGAGGCGCCTGGCTGCTGGCCAAGAAGGCCCCCGCCGAGCCCTCCAAGGAGGACGTAAAGGACATGGAGATCGCCGCTCTCCGGTCCAAGCTCAAGATCGCCGAGGGGACAGCCAAGGTCACTCCCGCCTACACGCCCCCTCCCAGCTCCTCCCCGGAGGCCAGGTGGAAGGCCGCCGAGCTGGACAACGCCGAGCACATCAAGCGGGCCCTATTGATGGCCCAGTTCTCGGTGGAACTTCCAGACGAGCCCGTCGCAGTTACCTTCGTCAGTGACCAGCACATTAGCCTGGGGAATACTGTCGATCTCCAGCGGATGCGGGCAGATGCGGAGGCCATAGCGTCCCAGGATGGCGTATTTGCCATCCTTGGGGGAGACGCCACGGACAACCACATAAAGCATCGTTCCGCCGTCCTTGCCGCCCGCAGTCAGCCCAGCGAGCAGTTCGAGCTCTTTGAATTCTACCTGTCCATTTTCGCTCATCGGATCCTCGTGGCGATCAGTGGAAACCACGACCTCTGGACGAACCAGTTGGCCGGCGTGGATGTGCTGTCCATGCTGCTGGCCAAGCAGCGGGTCTGCTACGCCCCCGACGAAGCCCTGCTGAATATCAGCCTGGGGAGCCAGCAGTACAAGGTGGCCATGCGGCATCAGTACCGCATGAATTCCAGCTTCAATGAGACCCACTGCGTCAAGCAATTTTACAGAAATGGTACCGAGAACTGGGACATTGGCTGCATTGGGCACCATCACGTCGGGGCGTGCGAATACTTCTACGGACACGGCGAGGAGAAGATTGCTCTGCGGCCCGGCTCGTACCAGATAACCAGCGCCTATTCCCGGCAATATGGCTTCAACTCGACGGTGCCGACCTGCCCCACGGTAGTGATCTACCCGGATCGCAAAGAGATGGTCGCCTTCCACCGGCTGGAACCAGCCCTCCGCTTCCTCAAAGGGGAGCGTGGCTCGTGATGATCGACGAGACTCTGGAACTCTCCCACGACCTGGCGGTCACGCTCCGGGCCTATCTCTCGCTGACTGAAGATGGCCTGGCTGCTCCAGCCCTCCGGGAGCGGCTAGAATGGCTGCTCTATGAGTTGTCCAAAAGAAACATCTGACGATCTGTTGGTGAAGGGGATCATGGCGCTGACAAAAGACTCTGGCGACCGCTCCTACTACCAGGGACAGATCGAGTGCAAGGACGCCATCGCCGCGGCCACCAAGCACCTCCAGGGCATCGAAGCCTTCTATGTGGGCAACTGTATAAAATACCTGTGGCGGCTGCGGCAGAAGGACCAGAACCCGACCGAGGATATTATCAAGGCGCAAACTTACTTGAGGTTCCTTCTGGAGCACGTCCAGAAGTCCCTCACAACTACTACTAATCAAGACACCCCCCGAACATACTAAAACACACACGACGTGTTACTTTTGGTACTTTAGAGGGGGTATTTAGAAGTCCTTGAGGATGAAGGACTTAGGTGCCAGGATGGCCAAAAAACGCCAGTTCAGCGAGTCTCAGCTCAGTGACCCACTAGAGCCTCCCAGCTTGATCAAGCGGGTGGGCAGTGGGGTGGTCTCGGGGTTGTCGGCGATAGGAAATCTCCTCGACACACCGGGGTCAATGGTCCGGGATGTTCTGGCTGGCGAAAATCCATTCGATCAACTCGCCAGCCCACTCTCCAGCCTGAACCGCACCAGCGGCCGGGACCTCCTCCGCAAGCACGGCCTAATCGGCTCCCAGGACACCTACGGCAACTTCTTCGGCGGGCTGGGGGCGGAGATCGCCCTTGACCCCACCCTGCCCTTCACAGGCTTCCTCAAAGGCGGATTGAGTGCCGGCGGCAAACTGGCCAAGAGTGCTGGCCTGCTGGATGATATTGGCCGAGTGGCCTCTAAGGCGGCTGGCAAGGCTCCTGGCTCCATTGGTCGCCGAGAGGCTTTACATCTCCTGACTCCCTCCCAGCTCATCCAACACGGCGGGCCCGAGGCCGCCCAGAACCTGGCCATTGCGGCCGGCAAAAGCGGGATCAACCTGGCTGACCACATGGATAAGCCGCTAGGTGGGCTGCTAGAGTTTTGGCCTACCGGCGATTTGCTGGGCACCGGCCAGACCGCTCAGAAGGTAGCTCGCGGCCTGGACATGGCCGCCTCAACAGTCCGCAACGCTCGCATCCCTGGCACCTCGATTCGGCCCATCGCCGACCTCCACAACCTCGTCAGCCAGAAATCCTACAAGGCCACGACTGCCGCCCAGCAGCAGACCGCCGGCTTCGCCCACGGCCTCAAGGAGGCCGCTCGGGCGGGCGTGAAGCTCAAGGAAGCGGAGTGGGCCAACCGTCTCAAGGATGTGGGGCTGGACCTCGACAGGCATGGCCCCGAGGTCCGCAACTGGATCGAGTTCCCGGATCAGGCTCCCGCCCACGTCAAGCCGATCGTAGACGACATCCGCAGCTTCCTGGACACCATCCCCAGTGAGGCCCAGGAGGTCGGCATCAAGATGGGCAATGCCAACGTCCGCACCCAACTGGCGGGCGGCCAGGGCCAATATGCTTCACACTTCCTCCCTGACAAACTGGCCAAAGGCGCTCCGGGAGCCAAGTCGCAGCCCTTCGCAGCCACCGCCCAGTCCCGGCAGGGCCGCTTCAGCTGGGGATTCAGCTCGGCCGAAGGCTCAGCCGGCATCTCTAAGCTAGCCAAGCGGGTCAAAGAGCTGCGGGATATGGGGGTCGTTGATCCCCAGGACATTGCCGATGATCTCAAGATAACCTTCCCCGGCCTGCTTCAGGATCAGTTCCTGACTGGCGAGCAATACCGCCACTGGCTGAAGAATGTCCCGTCCAAGCATGGCCTGCCCACCGTCCAAAACGCTCTGGCAATGGCCGGCAAGGGTCTCAAGGGAGCAGCCCGCTACAAGCCCAAAGACTCCTGGATGGCCGCTGCCAAGAGCCTCTCCCGGCTCTCGGATGAGGTCCTGGAGGCTGGCATCTACGCCAACCATCCGCTGGTGGATATTGGCCGCAGCGCCCTGGGAATGAAGGACGCCATCGCCTCGGCCAAGGTGGCTCTGGGGCACATCGCCGACATGCACGCCGGCACGGGCAGCTTTATCCGCACCGCCGCCCAAGCCGGCGACGTTCCGCTGAAGCAGGTCTTGAAGGGGCTCAAACTAGACCCCGGCGACACGGGCTCGGGGGCCATGCGGTATCTGTTCGACCAGATCATGGCTGCTGGCGGCCAGGCTCCCGATCTGGCCTCCCTGTCTCTCAAGGAAGGTAAGAAGGCGATCCGCGATTACCTGCAAACCGCAGTAATCGACGGCGACACCACCAAGTTCCTGACGCAGATGCGTGAGGGAATCAGCCTCCCCGAGACCACTAATGCCTGGCTCAAGCTATACGACGATTTCAGTAAGATCACGAAGGCCATCTTCACCTCTCTGAAGCCGAGCTTCCACGGCCGTAACCTCCCGTCAGGCCAGGCCGCAAATGCCCTGGCCGATCAGTTCTCAGGAGCCGCCGTGAGGGATATGGATCGTCTGATCAAAGGGAAGGTCATCGAAGGAGCGGCCCAGAATCCCATCCTTCAGGCCGAAGCCACTAAGCGTGGTATTCAAGGCCTGACAGACGAGCAGGCTACTAAGCTCCTCGGGGAGCTGATGTATGCCCACGAGGTCACGGGTAGCTATGGCCTCCAAGAGTTGGCCACTCAAGGGCCTGGCATCGGCAGCTCCCTCCAAGACATCCTCCACGGCATCCCTGGAGCCGAGCCGTTCTCATTTGGCAATACGGCCAAGAAGTTGACCGGCCAGGCGGGCACCACTTGGAACCCGCTCAAGGGCACCTGGCAGGGCTTGGGCGGGGCCGAGAAGTCCACCTTTGCTCCCCTGGCAGCTGGCGAGGACCTTGGGCACTACGTCGAATCGCTTAATCGCGGAGCCCCGTTCTGGGCACTCCTCCAGAATGGCGTGGCCCCCCAGGAGGCCGCCAAGCGGGTCCTGGAGGCCCAGGTCGGCTACCAGAACCGCTTCTACACCAAGTTCGAGCAGCAGGCTCTCCAACGGTTGTTCTTGTTCTACAAGTTCTGTGTCCCCTCAGATCATGAAGCACTGACTATCAACGGCTGGAAGACATACGACAAGATTTCCGAAGGAGAATTGCTGCTCGGTTATGACATGGAGAGCGGGGAGTTGCAGTGGACCCCCGCGCTGGCGATCAATGTGTTCGATCACGATGGCGAGCTGATCCAGTTCAGCCGGAAGAAAAAAACGCGCACATTGGCGTTTCAGTTCACGGATAATCATCGCTGGCCGGTGCGTAAGCGCAGGCGGCGTCTGGCAGCCATCGGACCCAGGAAAGAGTGTCAGCATTCGGACCCGGTGTTTGCATATGGAGACGAGCTGGCGGACGGCGACCGGCTTATTTGCGCTGGCGAGTTCCGTGGATCGAAGTCCATTCTTGACCCAAGGCTCGCTGCCATCCTGGGATGGCTGGTCACTGACGGCCATATTCAATGGCGAAATGGCTCTGGATTTGGCGTGATTTACCAGCACCCGAAAAAATTCCTGAAGGAGATTAGGGAGCTTGTTGGGCATGATCGGCAATACAGCCCACATCCGCAGACAGGTGTTGTTGCGGTTCCAGTGGCCAAGGAGGACATGAGAAAAATCCTGACTGTGTTTCGCGGTAAGCAAGACATGCCTTCGATTGCGGGGAGGCTTTCCAGGGACGCGGCGGAAGCGATGTGGCAGGCCATGTTCATGGCAGAGGGGGATACGAAGAAGACAACTGGGCTTCAGTTCTTTGCCCAAGACCCAACGATCAACAAGGATGTTCTCGATGCGTTTCAAATCCTGTGCCTCTTGACTGGAAGGTCGGCTAACCTTGCACAACAAGGCTGCACGATTCGGAAGCGCGGTCAGTACCAGATTGCCAAGAATCAGATGTCTCGGGTGCCCTATCAGGGAAAGGTATGGTGTCCCACCACAGCGCTCGGGACGTGGGTTATGCGGCATGACGGCCAGGTTGTGATCACTGGAAACAGCAAGGGGATGCTGCCCTTCACGCTCCAGATGCTGATCGACAATCCGGGCGGCAAGCTGGCCCAGACGCTTCGCAGCATCAACCAATTCAAAGACGAAGACGAGCTGGTGCCTAGCTACGTGGCGGAGACGGCCAGCATCCCGGTCGGGCAGATTCCTGGCATGGCCCCGCTGGAGCCGGGAGCCAAGCGGTATATCACTGGTCTGGGGATGGGGTTTGAAGACCCGGCTCAGTTCGCCGTGCCTAGTCTCCAGAACGCCGGCCTGGAGGCCATGAGTCGCCTCAACCCGCTCCTCAAAGGACCCCTGGAGCACTTCACGGGGCAGTCATTCTTCCAACGCGGTCCTCTGGGAGGCGGTCGGGCTCTGGAAGACCTGGACCCCGCCCTGGGTCGCACGCTCTCCAACCTGGGTCAGTTGACGGGCCTACGGGAGAAGAACACCCCGATCACCTTCCCTGGCAGTAAGGGGATCGAGCATCTGCTCAGCAACTCCCCATTGTCCACGTTGCTGACTACAGCCCGCACGGCTACCGACCCCCGCAAAGGTCCGGCCGCCAAGGCCATCAACCTCCTCACCGGCATCCGGGCCACCGACGTGAGCCCCGCCGCCCAGGATCGAGAGTTGATCAGCCGGGCGGGGGCGATTGAGAAAGAACTGCTAGGGGCCCGCGAATACCGCGACACCTATGTGCCCAAGGCCAAACAGGAGGAGTTCACACCTAAACAGAAGGAACTCCATGCCGAACTGAAGGCCCTGCGGCGTCTGTTAGAAGAGCGCCGCAAGCACCGCCAGCAAGTTACCGCATGAAGTCGGCCATCACGGTCGGACAGGCGGCATCGAAGCCCACCACATCCAACATTCCCGGATCACGGGGATCGGCGATCGTATAGCTTGTCGCGGTCATGCCCATCACCACGCTCTTGGCATTGATCCCCATCGCCTGGCGATACTGCTGGAGAGCCTGGGAGGGATGGATGTGCCCGGCCCAGGTCTCGTTGTCCGTGATCACCAGGAAGCAGTCCACCGGGATACGGTGCTTGAGGGCATGGAGCATCGGCACCGCACAATCCGTCCGGCCGAAGTTGTGCAGCTGGGCCTTCTGCATGGCCGTGTCCAGCCGATCCCTCTTGCTCATCCCCAGCTCCCGGAAGGTATCCGCAAACCCGTGGACATAGCACTGAGGCTCGGTGTGGAGCAGGACCATTGCCATCGCTGCCGCTCCCATGCAGGGCGTCAGGCCGGCACAGCCGGCGATCTGACCACAACCCATTGAGCCTGAGACATCCAGGCCCACCAGCCACCGCTTGTGGGTCGGCTCAACCGCCTGGAAGGCCAGGTAAAAGGCTGCATCCAGAGCGTCCACGACCTGCGGCACGGGCGTCCAGGACAGCTTCCCCTTCTCACCACGGCCTTGCTGATAGACCTTCAGAGCCATCAGGAGCTGGATCGGGTGAATGCGGCCCTTCTTGAGCCGCTCCACATCCGTGATCCGGCTGGCAATCGTCTGGACTGCCTGCGACAGCGGCCCCAAGAGGCCCACCTGCGACATCTTGCCGAGATTCCGCAGCATGGCTGTGATCGGCATCTGCTCTAGCAGGGCCTCCCAGACGGCCGGGCTGTTGAGGTGCTGGGTCTGGATGCACTCGCGGGGCAGGCGCTGGTTGCGGATCAGTGAGACCGTGTTCGCCTCATCGGCTGTCTTAGCCGCCTCCACGAACTGAATGAAGTTCAAGTCTTCACCGCCCGCCGGACCCCTCACGGCGTACCGCAGTACGCTATTGAGCAGGGCATTGTCGGTCTTGGCATGGCACAGCCGCAGTACATCCCGGTGCGACCAGCCATTCCGCTGCTGGTACTTACAGACCTGATAGGCCAGGTCCTCGGGCGTCTTGGAGAGATACCAGTGGCTGAACAGCTTCCGCATGGAGCGACCCCAGCCCCGCGTCTGGTTGACAGTCTCAGCCAGCTGGAACAGGTGCGTCCCGATCCGGCAGACCTTGGCCAGAGCCTCGGCTGGCACCGCAAACTTGTTGCCCAGGAGCAGGCCCAGAGCGAAGATCGCGGGGTCATTCTTGGGAGCCCGACCCGAGTCGCTGATCTGGACGATGACCTGGATCGTGCGAATCAGGTCCTGACGGGCACACTCCAGCACCCCCTGGGCGTTCTCGATCGTCAGCTTCCGCTCGCTGGCGTAGTAGGTTGCCGACTCTGACCCTAAGATCAAAAATCTTTCTAGTCTTTGCCAGCAATTAATCTGGAAAGAATATCCGCCCGCACTGTTCAATACCTGGACGCCGCCGGGAATTGGCTCAGACTGTGGGGTCTGCTTGGTGCTCACCATCTGGGCATACTTGAACGCCGACATTCCTGTCTCTCCTTTTGGCCCAAGCCCTGAGTAATCCTTGGCGGATTTTTTCACGATGCTCGTCGGTCTTGGGACGGCCCGACAGCGCCGCAGACTTCTTCGCCCTCTCTGACTCCGACTGTCTCTGTCCGGTTCGGTTTTTGTTGCCAACGGCGTATTTATTGCCGATATTGGCGACCCTGATGAGTTCGATCTCTTCTCGACTCCATTTGTGGCTATTAGAGGCGGCTAACTTGGCTTTATGCTCCGGCGAGAGACTTCTGCCGCCCTTCGTGTTCTGCGGCAGATTGGCGATATGCTCTTTGGTTTTTAACACTCCCGTCAGAGATGCCGAAATCTTAGACGCCCGCTCTGCGGTGAATATCTTGGCCCTAATCGCCGGGCAGGACATTCGAGATTTTGTGATCGCGGATATTTTGGACCGCGTTTCCTGATCGGGGTTATTTAGGCCGTCCCCGCCGTCGGTGTGATTACATAGGTCGCAGCCGAGTTGGCGGTAATAAGCAATCCACGCTCGCTCGCAATCTCTCCAGCTGCCATCGCTGACCTCGGCAAGGACGACTGCTAGCGGCTCCAGACCCCTTGAAGCCAAGGATTGTAGCCAGCGGCATTTTCTGGTTGACCCTTTCTCTTTCTTATGCCACTTAATCCGCTTCTTCAGGTCCTTGGCTTTGCCAACATAACGCACCTCGCCGGTGTCAGGCTCGCAAAGGGCGTAGATGATTATCATGGTAAAGGCGGAGGTCAAATGTCGCTGAGGACCTCGGGCAGGCTTAGCAAGCCTGTGATGGATAACCCTAAATCAGCCGCGGACCTCCAAGAAAAACAGCGGGCAAGTGAGTATCCCAGGGTGTTTGACACATGAAGCGTGATAACCCTAAGAATTCCGGCCCGCGTGTAAGGTGAGGGCAAGTGGTTAGCTTGGGAATACTTCTTTTGCTCTACCGTCTGAGCTACAGGACCACGGCATTACCCGAAAAGCCCTGGAGGGAATCGAACCCCCGACCTAAAGATTGACACGATAACCCAAACTGTCGGCCCTCAAGGCAGCCCTGACGGGATTGCACCGTCTCCTCTCCAGCCATAGTGGATAACCCTAACCAGCCGGCCCATTGCTGGGCAAATTTCGGCCAGGATGTTTTAGCGTGCTGCTATTACACCAAGGGCTGCATGTGACAGAGCGAGAGATAGGAGTCGAACCTACGATAATCGACGACCAGCGGCTCAGTGCTGAGCAAGTTACGGCGTCGAGTGCCACCGTTGGCGTCTCTCGCAAAGGCGGGGCAAATGAGTGACTAAGGGGTAAATCTTAACAGGATAACCCTAGGTCTCCGGCCCCACATCAAACCATACTGGCAAGAGCGGCGTCTGACAATCCTGGTTCAGGCGAATTGCCAGGCCGATCAGCCAGTGCTAGGATGCGGAATAAGGATTCTATTCGTCAAGGAGGACGGCGATGGCCTCGCCCCCATTCTCGCTCGGCCCGGAAGACTGGAAGAAAATCGGCATCGGGGCGCTCTTAGCGGCCTTCGGCGGCTTCTCGGTGTACGTCACCGGCTCGCTCCTGCCCTATCTCCAGGCCCACGAACAGAGCGACTACGACAAGCTCATTTACTCGGTGGTCGCTGCGGCGGCTCCGATTGTCGCCAACCTGATCCGCAAATACATCGGCGGTCCCACGGAGGGGAAATAATGTTCCAGGGCATCATTACCTGGGTGGTAGCTAACCCCCAGATGGCAGCGGCGATTGGTCTGGCGATCTATCTGTTCGCCACCAAGCGGCTCACGTTCTCCGGTCTGATCCAGGAGATCATCAAGGACATCCAGGGGATCGTCAGTCCGACGCCAGCTCCCAGCCCAACTCCATCGCCCGGACCCACGCCAGCCCCAGTTCCGAACCCCGCCCAGACCTTTCTGGACCAGCTGATCGCGCTGCTCCAGCAGTCCCGCAAAGCCGGCAACAAGGACCTGGAAGAGGCCACCCTGAAGCTGCTCGACACCTACCAGAGCTAGGACGATGAAAGACGGGAATCAGCTGGTCTGGGTGCTGGTGCTGCTGTTCCTGGTGTTCTCCGGGAACCTGGGTTCGTTCATTGGTCCGGCTCCGCCCTTTGCCACCGACCAGCCCAGTGCCCTGGTGGTGGAAGAGACTGAGCAACGGACGACGCAGCTGACCACGCTCTTCGCGGCTCTTCAGGGACAGGTGCCGGCCGGACGCTACCGGCAGCTCGACAAAGACAATCCTCCCCTCCAGGACGAGAAGTGGGTCCAAGATGCTTGGGCCGTCTGGGAAAAGGACGGCAAGCAGGTGCCTTGGGTGGTAGCAGCCAGCAAGCATGGCGGAGTCCACCAGGCCGTTCCCACCGACCTAACCAAAGCCTCCACACTCCTCCAAGGATTGGGGAAGTAGATGCTGTACCGCGGCGAACGAGTCATTGACAGAGCGGATCAGGTCCTAGGCATTCGCTATCAGGACCAGACCGGGGAGTTTGTGGTGGTCAATGGCCATCGCCGCTACCTCTCGGCCACGGGTCGTCCCGCCAATTACCGCGGGATGAGCAAGGCCTTCTCTAGTGCCGTCCCCGTCATCCCCCGCAGTGAATGGTCGGCCCGCCTCAAAGAGATGCAGGAACGGAAGCTCCTGATCTCCCAGATGCAGAACTGGGCCCCCGACGACCAGGATGGCTACCCGATCTGCTGGGCCGCCGGCACCTGCGCGGCCTTCTCCACCGCCCGCGTCCTCCAAGGATTGCCCTATGTCCGCATCAGCGGCATGAGCGTGGCTGTGCCGATTAGCGGCGGAAGGTCCGGGGGTTATGAAGGCGATGCCGTCGATTATCTGACTAAGAATGGCGGAGCGGATGTCAGCGTCTGGCCGTACGATGATCCCGGCCGCTACGACAGCAAGCCCGAAGTCCAAGCCAGTCGCAAGCACCACCTCGCCCTAGAGACCTACGAGTGCAGCAACTTCGACGAGTTTGCCACCGCCTGGCTTTTAAGATTTCCATGCACGGTGAGTTGGAATTTTTGGAGCCATGTGACGATGGGCTGCGATCTTGTCGAGATCGAGCCAGGATCGTGGGGTTGTAGAATTAGAAATAACTGGGGTGACTGGGAGGCCAAAAACGAGCTTGGGTTTAGCGGCTATAGTGTGTTGAGGGAGAGCCTCGGGCCGTCCGATGGCTTTGCTTTTCGTCAGGTATTGGCAAGTGCCGCATGAGTGAGATTTGGAAAGACATTCCAGGATACGAAGGCCGCTACCAGGCAAGCACCGAGGGGCGAATCAAGAGCCTTGGCAGGGCCATTGACTTCGTCAATCGCTGGGGGCAGCCTGCAATCAGGTACACGGAGGATAGGGTGCTAGTGGCCACGCGTCATCACACTGGCTACTTGGTGGTGAAGCTGGGAAATAGCAGACAATTCCGCGTTCACACGCTTATCGCTGCCACGTTTCTTGGACCAGCCCCAGACGGCATGATTGTCAGCCATTCAGATGACAACAAAGAAAACAACTCGGTCTCGAATTTGGAGTACATGACCAGCTCCGAGAATGTGAAGCGGGCATATCGGACTGGGTGCCTTGATAATCGCGGCACGACCAATGGCAAGGCAGTTCTGACGGATGAAATCGTGCGTGCCATCCGCTCCTATCCGAGTACAATGAGCGCACCTAAAGTGGCTGCTCTCGTAGGCTGCAAGAAGCATAATGTCAACCAAGTTCGCAAGGGGGCTTGGAGCCACGTAGCATAGCCATGCCCTTCATCATCCACCGACACCCTGAGCCGCCAGAATACTGGGTCGAGTATTTAGCTCGTCTCACCCGTACCCTTATCTCCCTGGAGAAACTCATGTCTGCCCAAGCTGACGCCCTCTCGGCCCAAGTCGCCCACACCCAGACCGTCCTGGCGGCCTTCCTGGCCAAGTTCAACGACCTCGTGACACAGCTCGGCAATGCGGCTGGCGATGAGGCGGCAATGGCCAAGGCGGTCTCGGACCTCCAGGCGGCCGTGGCTCCCCTGGAAGCGATCACCAATCCACCGGCTTAGTCCCATGAAGACCACCACACTCCTCCTGCTGGCCGGCATTCTGGCGATTGCCACCAGCCATACCGAACCTCCAACGGCAGGTGCCATCTCCTCGCCTGCCGCCCCCCGCTCTGCGCCTGACGACGCATCGGGGGGAGCTTACACACCGCCTGTCGAGGCGGCCAAACCCTGCGCCTGCACGACCTGCACTGATTGCGAGTGCGAGACGCCTGACCAGTGCCAAGTAAAGGCAGTATCGGCAGCGGCTCCCGTAGCCTGTGCGTTCGTGGCTCCGCAGCCGGTCTATCAGCAGCCGACAGGCCACTACGAGGCTCGTCCAGCGGGATTGTTTGGTCGTCGCACCGTCCAGGTCTGGGTGCCGCACCAGCCGGTGGGCCGCTCGACGTTCGGGCAGTATTACTCGGGTTGTGCGAGCTGCGGAGGGTCGTAATGCGACTGGAATTGGTCGAACATCACGGGCTGGGCGTGGAAGCCGCCAAGGCCCGTCTCAAGGGCTTTACGTCCGGCACGCTACCGTCGGGCGTAAGGCTCATTAAAGCCACCTGGGAAGAAGCCCAGAACCGGCTGACGCTGGACCTGCGTGTGAACGGAGTGGCAGCGGACGTGCTGGCGGTGGTGGAGATCGGGGCCTCCGACCTCCACATCACCACCAACGACCTGCCCTGGTACACCGCCCCCTTCCTGCCGTTCATCAAGGCCGAACTGCACAACAGCCTCCAGAAGGTGCTGGTGTGAGATGTACGACAAACTGCTCTACCTGGCGATGTTATTGCTACTGGGCTGGTGTGCGTGCCTGGCGGTTCGGCTGCACTACGTCCACGGGAAGATGGTCGCGGCGACGGACGAACTGAAGGCGGCCGTGCAGAAAGCCAAGGCGTGGCAGCAGGTCGCTGACCACATGCTCCAGGAGAACGGCTACGAGCCCATCACTCCCCTGATCGCGGAAAAATAGCTACACTGGTAGCAATTCGCGTAAGGGCCAAGGATGGTGTCTCTATGAGTGTTGAAGACACGGCGGTCTGGGGGGTTCCCCGCTGGGTTTTGATCCCTTTCATTACGGTCTTTCTGGCCGGCACCACCTCCGCCACCGGTTGGCTCTGGAGCCTGCAAGCCCAGAACGCCAGCCAGGACGTGAGGCTGGCCTCAGGGGAGGTCAAGATCGAGTTCGTGATCCGCGATCAGCAGCTCACCCAAAACAAACTCGATAAGGTGATGGAACTCCTGGAAGAGATCAGGAGGGGCAAGTGATCTGGGCTTATCTGTTGCTGGCTGTGGTGCCCCAAGACCTCGCCGCCAGGGACTACGTTGAGCGGCTGGAGGTCAACAACTACCACGACGACAACGGCCACTTAGTCTTCACGCAGGTGGTGGGTTGGCAGGCTAATGAGCGAGCCAGGTTCTGGCGGATGGCCAAGACCATTGACGCCACCCCCAGACCCGACCACCTCTATGGAGGCCATGTGCTGCGGTTCCTGGACGGCGACGTACTGCGAGTAATCCGCGCCCGCTCCTGTGAGGAGACGTGGACCCAGCATGACGTGGAGTTATACGACCGCCAGTTCCTTGACAAAGAACATCGCCACCCCCTACGTAAACCATGCACCCCTTCCAAGTAATCGTCAAGTTCGGCAGCGGCCTGGACCCCGACTTCCAGGGCCGGGCGATGCTCCATTGGGAGAAGTGGATGCGGGAGGAGGGGCTGCCGGTGGAGGTGCTGAAGGCCACGGCTCCAGATGATCTCCGCAGCCGAGCCACGCTGACTATCGAGGAGAGAAATAACCTGTGAGTGTAGCCATCCCGGAGTTCGTGCAGAGCCTTGTTGTGGACGGTAGTAAGGTCGGCTACTGGCCCGATCGCGTGGCGGCCTGGCGGCGTGGTGAACGCATTGCGCCCATCACTATTGATTGTGCTATGACCAGGGCCTGTCAGGCGGCGTGCGCATTCTGCTACGCATCCTTGCAGGCCAACGAGAGCGGCAAGATCACCCGCGAGCAGTTCTTTAACTTCCTCAATGACGCAGCGGAGATTGGAGTTAAGGGCGTCTCGTTTATCTCCGACGGTGAGAGCACGGTGGTGCCGTGGTATGCCGATGCCGTTGAGAACGCCGCTTCGCTCGGGCTTAAAGTCGGTGCCGGATCGAACGGCATCAAGCTCACCAAGCCGGTCTTAGAGCGGGTGCTGCCGCACCTCAGCTACCTGCGATTCAACTTCTCGGCTGGCGAGCGGAAGCGGTATGCCGAAATCATGGGCCTGCCACAGTCGGCCTATGATGTGGTCATCCAGAACATCAAGGATGGCATGGAGATTATCAACCGCGACAAGCTGGGTTGCGTGCTGAATGTTCAGCTTGTTTGCAATCCCAAGGACGCTGACCAGCTGCTGCCATTTGCCAGGCTGGTGGCTGAGCTGCGGCCAGTGTACGGAATCATTAAGCATTGTTCTGACGGGTCCGAAGGCGAGCTGGGGGTGGATTACAGCCGCTACGACGAACTCCTACCCACCCTCCAGGAATGTGAGGAGATTGGCCGTCGGGCTGGGGTCCGCATCACGGTGAAGTGGAACCGGATCAAGACGAAGCTCAAGCGTGGCTACACTCGCTGTTATGGGCCGCCGTTCCAGCTGCAAATCTCCGGGAGCGGGCTGGTCTCCACCTGCGGCCTGCGGTTCAACGACAAATACGCCACCACCCACATTGGCTCGATCTGTCGGGATCGCTTCAAGAACATCTGGGCCAGCGATCGCTATAAGGAGGTGATGGACTATATCGCCTCAGAGCACTTTAATCCGCAGGAGCGGTGTGCCCCTGGGTGTCTTCAGGACCCCACCAATCAGTACCTGTTTGATCTGGTAGAAGGCAAGGCCGAACTTCCCACAGGTCCTGTGCCGCCACAGCCGGAGTTCATTTGAACTACTCCTACTCGAAGAACAGGAGCTTCGCCGGGATGCTGACTAGAGATCGAAAGACGCTGTTTATCACAGACAATAATGGTGTAGTCTGTAAGCGGTGCTCGATGTGTGGAATGTACAAGCCTGCTAGTGATTTTAGCCCCGCAAAAGAGAAAAAGTGCGGGCTGGCGTCCAAGTGCAGGCCGTGCGAGAGAGAGTATGTCAAGAGGCCTGATATAAAGGCCCGACGACAGGCCTATTGCCGCCAGTGGGATAAAGAGAGAAGGTTGTCTTCGCCGCGTCACACTTTCCAAAGAGCACTTGGCGTACTCCAGAGAAGGAAGAAGTCTAGAAATCCAGTAACAGTGGACGACTTAATGGACTTATGGAATTCTCAGCGAGGCCTGTGTGCTTTATCTGGGATTCCAATGACTTTTGGGCTCGGCAGGGAAGACGGAGCTATTTATCCAACCGCCGTGTCCCTTGATAGAATCAATCGAAAACTTGGTTACGACAAGGGAAATGTTCGGCTGGTGTGTTGGCAGGCAAACTCTTTTCGAGGGCCGTGGTCGGATGAACAGATGATTTCAGTGGCTAGAGCCATTGTGGGGGTTGCGGATGCCAAAAAATAACTATTCACATTCCACGACTCGATCATTTGCCGGACTCTTGAGCGATCGCTATGCGGACTCATTGGAGTGCCTGGCCGTCATCGGCGACACCAGCCAGGACATCGACGACTTCTGCACCTACGTCAAAGAGCGGGATGGCTACCCGGTCCTGAAGTACGTGGACACGGAGGAGCGTCTGGGCTGTGCCTCGGCGGTGGCGGAGATGGCCAGGCAGCTGGGGGCACGGGTCAACCTCCACACCGACCTGAAAGGCCGCCACTCCCGCAAGCGGCGGGTCATCGTCGATAACAAGGTCCTCTGCCGGATGGACCAGGACTATCTAGGTTGGGCTCCCCAAGCTCTCCCCCAGGCCAAGGTGGTAGTGATCGCCGACTACAACTGGGGCGTGGTCAGCGAGCACCAGATGGAGCAGATTGCTCAGAAGTACGAAGGCCAGGAGATTATCGCCGACTGGCACCCCAGCAAGCCCCTGGAGTTCTATGCCTGTGCCACGGCCATTAAGTCCTCGTGGTGTGGACCGCCTGAAGGCGAGATGCGGCCGTTCATTATGACTGCCGGTTGGGAGGGAATGAGCCTATGGAACGAAGGGAAGCATGTGCAGCACTTCTGGGCCAGCAATCGTAGCCCACTCGACTGTTGCGGGGCCGGGGATGCAGTCCTGGCGGCCCTAGGGGTGGGACGCCTGCAAGGTCTAGAGTGGCTACAATGCTGCGAACTAGCGTCTCAGGTAGCTGCTGAAGTCTGTAAAGTCTGGGGGTCTGTGTATGAGGCAGGGGATAGTGCTGGCACACGGATGCTGGGACATGCTGCACCTGGGGCACATCAGGCACCTGCGTGCGGCTAAGCACTTAGGGTTCTTCCTGTACGTGAGCGTGGCCCCGGACGCGATCTGCCGGCTCAAGGGACCTCACCGCCCCTACTTCCCAGAACAAGAGAGAGCAGAGGCTATCAGCGCCCTGGACTGCGTGGATCATGTCGAGGTCAGCGACTCCCTGGACGCGATCATCAAGCACCAGCCAGAAGTGTACGTGAAGGGCCCTGAATGCCGGGAGAATCAATCTCCCCGCCTCCAAGAGGAAATCCGCTTGGTACGCGAATTTGGGGGCCGGGTCGTCTATACTGAGGATTCCATCTATAGTTCCACGGAGCTGATGACCAGGCTGCTCCAGACGCTAGGAATCTGAGGAAGCCAGGATGGCCAACCCGATTGTCCAGACGACCTCCGCCGGCGCGACTGTCGCCACGGACGGGGGTGGGTTCCAGCTTATCAAGCTGGTGGACGGCTCCACGGCCGCCACAACCCCGATCATCGGTACCTCGGGCACTCCGGCTGCCGGCACGTTCGGTCTAGTGGTCGCAGTCAAGCCTGGGGTCTCTGTCGTCGCCCAGGCTTCGGGGACGGTTAGTGTCTCGGGGGCCGTGCAGGCCAGCGGCACGGTTTCAATCTCCGGGACGCCCACGGTAGCCCTGGCCCAGACGAGTGTTGTCGCTCAGGTGAGCGGCACCGTTTCCTTGGCCCAGACCAGTGTAGTAGCCCAGGTCTCTGGGGCAGTTTCCATCTCAGGAGCGATCAGTGGCACGGTCAGTGTCTCTAACCTCCCCGGCTCGACTACCGGCTCCTCGGGGATGTCTGGTCTATTGGTGTGGCTGGGGGCCTCCCAGAGCGTCCTGATCAATGGCCAGAGTGTTGTCGCCCAAGCCAGTGGCACGGTCAGTCTGTCCGGTACTCCGGCTGTTAGCCTGGCTCAAACGAGCGTGGTGGCTCAGGTCAGCGGGACCGTGAGCTTGAGCGGCACACCGGCCATCACTGGCACTGTCTCGGTTAGTGCTCTAACCACCGTGGTCAGCGGCACCGTCACTGGCTTGGACGTAGCCCGCACCCAGGTGTTGATTGTGGTTACGGGATCGGCGGTGGCCGGCGGCACCACAATGGCCTTCACAATCTACCAAGGAGCCAGCCAATCCCTGGCCGGCACTTCGGCCTGGACCGTCCCGGCCGGCAAGGTGTTTCGCGTTCTCAATGTGCAGCTCATCGCTCAGAACTCGATCACCACCACTCCCGTGGACCACGAACTAGCTGTCCTGGTGAGTGCCGCGGCCCCTACCTGGACCTCCGCCTGCCCGCGCGTGGCTCAGGTGATGGTCAACGCGGCCTCTCAGACGATCTCCTACAGCGCCTGTGCGGTGGGGATTGCTGATGTGGCACCTGGCGTTACAGTGGCTATTGGCTACAGCAATGGAGCTACAGGCACGCTAGTGCGGGCGTTCATTAATGGGTATTTGTTCCCATGATCTGGCTGGTATCCGGGTTTATGAGATCAGGCACGAGCATGATGATGTCATGCCTCGAAGCCGGCGGCATGTCCGCCGTAATACCAGCACTTAGCCGCGATGGCGGCGAGAAAGGATAGGTACCGATGGCAGCCGTGAATGATTATGTGAAAGTCGATCGCAGCAAGCAGCTCAGCAACAACCTCGTGAACCTCTCGGAGCAGATTGCCGGCGTGCGGCAGCTCACCAAAGCGTGCGGCAGCTCACCAACCTGCTGTACAGCATTTCCCAACATCAATTTTCGGGCTCGGACTACACAACGCTCGAATCGAACTTCGGGCTGGCCGCTGGCAACGAGGCGGTCAGCGGGATCACGGCAGGCACGCTGACGACCTGGGATGAGATTCGGGCGTTCCTGGGCGGAGCGTGATCGCGAAAGCAAGCAATAACCGAGCCGCATGAGCACGTTTTACCATGAGCACGTTTTACGTCGATCTCGAAAACGGCAACGACGCCAACGACGGCACTTCGTTCGCCAATCGCTGGCTGACGCTGACCAGCGGGGCGACGGCCGCGCGGATCGCACCCGGCGATGTTATCCGCATCATGGGCTCGCCTGCGGCGACCAGCCTTGGCCAGTCCGTGACGTGGACGAACCAGAGCGCCACGCTGACGCTGAGCACGGCCGTTACCAAGACGATCAGCGATTGTGACAGCAGTTGGACGGCCAGCGCCAATGTCACGGCTTCTAATCCGACGTTTGCGCAGAAGCAGGGCACGGCGAACCTGCAACTGGCGATCGCCGCCGGGTTCACCACGGGCAAGCTCGCCTATAAGGCCCTCGGCGCGAGCACCGACTTCAGCGGCCACAAGCAAGTCACGTTCTGGTGGCGGAGCAACACCGTTCACGCGGGGACTGTGTTCACGGTGCGACTGTGCTCGGACACGACGGGCGATACGACCGTCAACACGATTGCGGTGCCGGCTATCCAGACCGGCGTCACGAATCAGTGGATTCCGGTCACGGTCGATACCGGCGCTGCTCTGGGGGCAGCGATTCAGAGCGTAGCGATCTATGCCGAAAGCGATCCGGGCACGATCACCGTCCAAATCGACAATCTGGAAGCCTGTAAGGACTCAGCATCGGCCGACTCGCTGACGCTCCGCAGCCTTGTGAGCAAGAACGCGGACGATGGCTATGGCGGCCTCTTATGGTGGCCGATCCGGTCGATCCTCGGCACAACGGTTATCCTCGAAACCAACTGGACCAACAGCACGCTTTCGGCCAACAGCGGCTACTACGGCACGACCGCGAGCGTAACCACGTACAAGCGCGAGACGATTCGGCTGACGAGCACCAGCGGCGTCCTGAAGCTCAACGACAGCGGCACCAGCGGCAGCCCGATCACGTATAGCGGCGGCTGGAACCGGACGGATATGAGCAGCCAGGACGGCATGACATTCGTCGATAACCGCGACGTGCCGCAGAACAACACAGCGGCTACGAGCGGCTTTTACGCTGGCTCCAACACCTACGTCAATCTCTCAAAGGTCCGCGTCGTCGGCGGCGACGTGCAATTCGGTTTCGGTAGCTCCGCTCACTATGTGCTGGACGACATTCAGGCCATCATTCCCGGCGAGTATGGGATTTCTTTCGGGTCCGCATCGAACCTCATCCCTGACGTTTCGCAGCTCACAAACGCCTATGTGATTGGTGGCCAAACCTATCCGATCGTCAGCGACATCACCCTGAATAGCGCAACCCCTGGAATCGCTTTCAGTGTCTGGGTCTATAGCAGCCGTTTCAGTCCGTGCACGCTCCTCAATCTCGACACTTGCACGGGAGAATTCCATTTTTACAATTGCCTGCAATCGCCACAGATTGCCCTCAAGTGGAGCGAGTTGGCCATACTGGAAGTCCGCGACGGCGCGCCGCTCTCGCTGCTCAACTGTGCCGATAGCACGATTGATACGTTGATCGTCAGCGGATCGACAAGCACTTCCTGCATCCTCCTGACTGGCGGCAGCATCGTCGCAGCTCCGTCCAACGTGGCGCAGGCCAATCTGGTCATCAACCAGTTAACGCTTACTGCGTCCGGTTCTGTATCTGCCTTCAACGGGCTCCACGAGACCTCGGCCGATATTTTCGTCCGCGCCTCCACGCTCAGCGGCGGCGGCACAATCACGCCCGGCGGCCCCGGCGCGATCAGCGGCCGCATCTCGTGGGCCAACTACAACGGCACGGCCGGCGACCATCGCATTTACACGGGCCTGGTCACGGTCACGTCTGACACGACCACGCGGCATACAGCCAGCGGGAATTCTTGGAAAGTGCTGGGCGGGAACAATCAGGCGACTGCCGCTTATCCCGTCAAGCTGCCACTGGGAAACATCTACTGTCTGGCCAACCAGGCGGTGACGATCAGCGTCTGGATGTACCGCACCAGCACCAGTTTCGGCGCGGCTCTGGCGATTCCTAAAGGCCGCATCCCCGGCGCAGTGGCCGACGCCCGCACGGCGATGACCGCGGCAATCAACACTTGGGAGCAAGTCACGATCACGTTCACGCCGACCGCCGATTGCATCGTCCCCGTGCGGCTGGAATTTGGGCCGGTGGTCTTGAATGAGTCGGTCTATTTCGACGATTTGCAAGTCAGTCAGAGCGGCACGGCCCCGGACTTCAAGACGCTCGATTTCGCCGGCCTCAGCGGGCGGCCGTTCCTCGGCCCGGCGGCCCAGTCGTTCGCAGCCAGCAGCGGCGGCGGGCTGTTGTCACAACGCGGATTCACCGGAGGGCTACCAGGCTAATGTCACGTCGCAAGATCAAGGCCGGCTCGACTAGCGTCACGGTCCCGATTTTCGTGCAGGATACGACCAGCACGACGGGCGGGGGCTTGGGTTCGCTGGTCTATAACACGGCCAGCCTCGCCGCCAAGTATCGCCGCCAGGGGGACAGCTCTTGGACGACGATCACCCTGGCCACGGCCACGCTCGGCGCGTTCACCAGCGGCGGATTCGTCACCGATGGCGGCCCGGTGACGGGCGGCTACGAGGTGGGCATCCCCGATGCGGCCCTGGCCACGGGGGCCAAATGGTGCGAAGTCGTCTATTACGGCGCGGCCAACATGCTCCCGGTGCTGCTCGAATTCGAGCTGGACGCGATCGATTACCAGGGCACGCCCGACGTGAACGCGGTTGCGATCAACGGCAGCACCACGGCGGCGACGAACGCGGCGGCTGGCTGGGCTGGCTTGATCGCGGATACCGGCACGGCGCAGGCCGGCGCGTCAAGCACGATCACGCTCCGCAGCGGCGCGGTCGCGACGGACGACTACTACACCGGCTCGGCGGTCGCGATCACGGGCGGCACAGGCGCGGGTCAGGTCCGCAAGATCACCGGCTACGTGGGCAGTACCAAAGTCGCCACGGTCGATGCGGCATGGGTGACGAACCCCGATAACACGAGCACGTATCAGGTGCTGGGGAGGATTGTGTGATCCTCTACCAGTTCTTTTTGGGCGACGCCGACCTGCCCGCGGCGGTTGTACCGAGGCGGATCATTTGTGGCGGCGAACAGCTTGGTCTGCTACTCTGGGAGGCCGTAGGAATCTGCTGACAGGAGGACAGGATGCAGCCGTATGTGTTAGCGCCGGCTTCAGGCGTCGAGCCGGTGGATGAATGGCTCCGCTTGGGGATCGAGGCGCACGTCACAGGGAATCTCCCCCTGGCCCAGCAGCGCTACATGCAGGCGTTGCGGCTCCAGCCCCGCCACGCCCACGCCACCCTGAACTTGGCAATCGTCTTCGCCCAGAGTTCGATGCCCATCGAGGCCCTGCTGGCAATCGAGCGGGCGGAGATGTACGCCCCGGAAGACGCGATCATCCAGACCAACAAAGCCCTGCTGTGCCTGGAGACCGAGAAGATCGGAGAGGCCCTGGAAGCGGCCGAGAAGGCCGTCCAGAAGGCCCCTAAGGACATCAACGCCCTCCTGGCTCTAGCGGTCGTCAGCACCACCGCCGGGCACGCCGAGCGTTCGGTGCCGCTCTATAACCGCATCCTCGACCTGGACCCGAAGCATCCGGTCGCCGGAAGCAACAGTTGCTTCGTTCAGACCCTGACCAATGCGACCCCTAAGGACCTCCTGGCCCAGCGACAGCGGTGGTATGCCGCCCACGCCCATCCCCGATCTGGAGATAGCTTTCGGAATTCTCGTGATCCTGCTCGTCCTCTTCGCGTTGGCTACGTGGGGGGAGACTTCAAGCAGCACTCGGCGGCGTTCATCTTCGGGCGGGTCGTCCTCCACCATACGCCCGCTGTCCAGCCCTACCTCTACTCCACCCTCCCCGTAAACCCCGATCAAGATGGCAAGACCAAAGCCTTCCAGCAGTGCGGCACCTGGCGAGACATCCAGCAACTCTCTGACGAGGCTGCTGCCAACCTCATCCGAGAGGATCAGATCGACATTCTCGTGGACCTGGCCGGACACACGAACGGCGGACGACTGGCCTTGTTCACCATCAAGCCAGCACCAATTCAAGTCACAGCCTGGGGGTTTGCACACGGGACTTCTTTGCCAGAGATGGACTATTTCCTAGCCGACCCTATCGCCATCCCGGAAGAGGAACGCAAGGACTACGCCGAGAAAATCTGGAACCTGCCCTGCATCGTGACCTTCGAGCCGATGGAGGAATACAAGCTCAAGGGCACCAGCCCGGCCCCCTGCAAGCGGAACGACTATTTCACGTTCGGCTGCTACGCCCGCTACGAGAAGCTCAGCGATGAGTGCCTGAAGGCCTTTGCGGCCATCCTGCGGCGGGTCCCGGACAGCCGCCTGATCTTCAAGGACCACTCGTTCCGCCGGCCGCACTCGATCAAAAGGGTCCTCTCCTTCATGGAAGGGATCGAGGAGGAGCGGCTCCAGTTCAGCCTGGCCACCACCCACCCCGACCATATGTTGAGCTACCAGCAGTGTGACTTGATGCTTGATCCAGCCCCACACGGGGGTGGAATCGTCTGCCTAGAGGGCCTGTATATGGGCGTGCCGATGATTACAAGGTACGGCACCCAGCCCTCCGGGAGGACGGCCAGCAGCGTACTGTTCCAGATGGGCCTGTCGGGGAGGCATGTGGCTAAAGACTGGGGGGAGTACGTGGACAAGGCTGTGAGCCTGAGTGAGCACCACAGGTATCTGGCCGAGGAGCGACAAACCCTCCGCGACCGCCTCCTGGAATCCACTGTCGTCAAAGACTATCACCTGGCCGTCGAACAAGCCTATAGGGAGATGTGGCAGCAGTGGTGTCAAAAGAACAGTTAATCGTCTTCCGGGACCGGGTGGCTGCGTCCTTCGAGGCCAAGCAGATCAGGTCCCCGGTCCACCTGAACAGCGATGAGCAGGCGGAACATCTGATTCGTATCTTCCGTGACATAAAACCGGACGACTGGGTTTTTAGTACATGGAGGAGTTCCTGGCACTGCCTCCTCAAAGGCTGGCCAGAGGAAGAGCTGTTCCAGGAAATCCTCGCCGGACGGTCGATGTACCTGATGAGCAGCAAGTACCGCGTGCTCTGCTCCAGCATCGTGGGCGGGCACCTGCCGATCGCGGCTGGGGTGGCCCTGGGGATCAAGAAGCGGGGTGGAAGTGAGCGGGTGTGGGTGTTCTGCGGCGATATGTGTGCTTCTGGAGGATTGTTTGGCGAGTTCAATGACTTCACCTGTGGACACAACCTCCCAATCTCGATTGTCGAAGAGGATAACGGCCTCAGCACCGACACGCCCACAGCGGATGCCTGGGGAGACGGCTGCCCAGGAGAGGGCGGCGGAGTTCGCTTCCATCATTACGCCTATAAACGGAATCGCCCGCATGTCGGAATCGGTAAAACAGTGCAATTCTTCTGAGTGGGTGGACCCCGACAACTCCCCCAGTACCGACGAACTGCTGATGCTGGCCATGCAGCACTTGGCCGCCCAGCCCAGCGCGCTGTTTATCGGGCAGGGGGTGGAGTACGGCGGGGTGGCCACCTACAAGCATCTCCAAGGCATCCCCAGGGAGCAGCGGATTGAATTCCCGGTGGCGGAGGAGCTACAGTTGGGGGTGGGCATTGGACTGGCCCTCCAAGGCTTCCTGCCGATCCTGGTGTACCCCCGCGTGAACTTCCTCTGGCGGGCAGCCGACCAGCTGATCAACCACCTCGACAAGCTGGAGCAGATGAGCCAGGGCCAGTTCCGGCCGAAGCTGATCATCCGCACCCGGATTGGCTCGACGGAGCCGCTGAATGCCGGTCCCCAGCACACGGGCAATCCCGTCAATGCCCTCAAAGGACTGATCCCCAACGTCGAACTAATCGACATCTGGCAGAAGCAGGACATTCTCAAGTCCTACGAGAGAGCGGTAGAATCTAAGTATCCGGTGATCGTCCTGGAGGACCTGGGATGCTGATGCTATTTCCCATGACGCTGCTGCTGCTCTTCCGAGGCCAGTCCGCCGGGGCTGTCGTGCAGCAGGTGAATTCCCTGGATGGCCGGGTGGGCCTGAGACCCAAGCTGGACGGCCACACCGGCCAGCGGGCCTACCTCGATGGCAAAGCCGCTGTCAAGCCCTCGCAGGATGGCAATACCGGCCAGAGGGGCTAAAATAATAGCCACGGCAAGGAGGCCGCATGGCTACGGGAATTCGGGGCGGCAATCTGTATATCGGAGAAGACAACATCGTCTTCTGGGGGGATCGCCACGTCCCTGGCTCGGGCCTCTACGACAACAGCACCGAGAGCTTTGTCAATGACGCCACCGTCACCTTCCAGCTCTACCAGAGCGACGGCACCACAGCTGTCTCTGGAGCCTCCGGCACCTGCACCTACGTCACGGACTCCGATGGGGTCTATGAGGGAGTGCTGGAGGATGCTGTCGTCCTGACCGAGAACAACACCTACTACCTGGAGATCACCGCCTCCGCCTCGGGGGATCGGGTGGGTCTCCGCCGCTTAAAGTACGTCGCCTCGTATCATGGCGCTTCATAGGAACACTACTCATGGCCCTCGTTGTCTTTGACTCCTCGAATAGCCCCAACGTCCCGGCTTCGCCCAAGAAGGGCGCTCAGGTCACGGCGGTCCTAAATGCCTTCGGGACCAATGCCTCCTGTGACGTGTTGGACTTCCGGGGTTATAAGTACCTGGCCGTGCTGCCGGGCCTTGCCATGACCGGGGTGACGGTCTATGCCGGACCGACGCCGACTGGCCCCTTCAACAAGATCAACGACCTAGGGACGACCGGCTCGGTGGCCATGAGCGCCACCACCTGGAACAGCTTGGACCCGACCAAGATCGCCCCCTACAGCTACCTCCAGATCGCCGTGGGTGGCACCACAGGCACGATCCAGGTGGCGGCCTCAACGTAGGTCCTCGGGCAACTTATTTGGGCCATAAAGGATAGCCTGGTACTCGGCGATTTTGGCTTCGAGCTTCTTGTTCTCGTGCTCCAGGTGCAGAATCTCCGCCTCACACTCTGAGCAGCGTAGTTCCAGGCGCTCGATCTCCTCTTGTTCTTCAGGCGTCATAACTCCTCCGGTACTTGGCACAGAATCTCGGCGACCTCAGTGACGACGGCCACCATGTCCTTACAGTCTGATGTCCCATAAGGCAGGACCTTCCAGCCGGCCCGCTGGGCCAGTCGCAGCTTCTCATAGTCGGCGGTTAGACCATATCCGGTATTGTGGCCGCCCTTCTGCCAGGTGCTGCCTTGGATTTCCACGGCCAGCTTCCATTCAGGCCAGGCGAAGTCGAAGCGGAACTTGCGGGTGGGATGAAAGCGGTGCTGCCGGACAGGCGCAGGCAAGTGGCCGAACTCCTCATGCCACACCCGCTGGAATTTATTTTCCAGACTCTCCTTCTGACTCCGCTTGGCGAGCTGCTTCACTTCGTCCTGGGACAGGTCCATCCGTGACTCCCGGCGATTCTCACCGCCCACTCAAAGACACTCTCATGGTCCGGCCACCGCCTCTGACATAGACGGTAGTACTCATCCAGATCATAGTCTTCCGGGCGGGAGAGGAGCAGGTAGGCCAGCTGCTGCGGGATGGTGAGCGACTCCAGCATTGTGTGGCAGGGGCGACACACCACCAGGACGCACCATCTCTGATCCAGGGCTTTCTGGCGCAGCGAGCCAATGCAAAGCTCATGTCCGTCGAGATACTCGGGTGCCTTGTGCTTCCTGCACACCTCACACATCCCAATCTCGGCCTTAAAACGGCTTCTCCACTCCTCCACCTCCCGCCACCGCTGTTGTCGTTTCTTGCTCCAGTGCCGCATGGGCGATCTCTTCCTTGAGGGCGATGATGTTGCGTCTCTCGACGATCTCGATCACGTATTCGGCGTTGGGCCAGCGGTGGAAGCAGTCCATAATCTCGGACTTGCTGGAGCTGAAGTAGAGCCGCCGCCCGCCGTCGCCATACAGTTCAAACATCGAATTAACTCCTGATCGAGGGCAATCTCGCCTAAGCGTTCCTGGTAATCGTCGTAGGTCACGCCC